CCAAGTGCACAGGCAGTTCTGCGTGGTTTGATGGAAACTTATAGCAGCAGTGCTAGGTTTATCATGACCTGTAACTATCCTAATAAGATTATTCCAGCATTGCATAGCCGCTGTCAAGGATTTCATATTGAACGCCTTGATAAGACCGAGTTTACTGCTCGTGCTGCCACAATTCTTGTTGAAGAAGCTGTTGACTTTGATTTGGATACGTTGGATGTTTATGTAACTGCAGCCTATCCCGACTTACGTAAGTGCATCAACAGTTTGCAAAGTGCAAGCAACGGCGGATCATTAAGTTCAGCAACTAACGATGCACAGAGTAGCACAGATTATCGCATTGCCGCAGTTGATTTATTCAAGAGTGGCAAGGTTCGTGAAGCACGTAAACTACTATGCAATCAAGTTCGTGCTGATGAGATTGAAGAAGTATTTCGTTGGATGTATGATAACCTTGAGTTGTTTTCTACAACGGACGAAGGACAAGATCGTGCTATCGTTATCATTCGTAATGGGTTAGTTAATCATTCTATGGTTGCTGATGCTGAAATTAACCTAAGTGCTACATTGTGTGAGTTAGCGGAAATTAATGGAAATTCTTAGTCATATACATAACACCTATAAGAAAACACGTAAAAAGAAATTTACTGCGGAAGAAAAACGCATGTTGCGCCCCATTGCAGAAACAATTGCAATAATGGATGGCAATGCTTTCTTTGGTATACAAAAAGATGACAATGGGTGCGATACTTGGTATGAACAATACCTAGTAGAAGCATGGATGATTGCTTCACATGAAAATAAAATCAACGGATGGGTTCGTGAAACCAGTTGGGTTAAAGATATGACTCACGAGAACCCATCCGTTGAAGAAGCCTATAATAATTGGCAACTGTTAAAGATATTAAGCCGACCTAATTAAATATCTCCATAAATTCTGAGGATTTCTTCAACTGCAGGATGACGTTCAATGTCACCGCCGTTGAATTCAATGCAGCCAACATGCTCACTGTCACGAAAACGATCCATTAGACGATTGAAGTCTAACAATCCATTTTCGCCCTCTGTTCTATCAGTTTGACGAATATCGCCAGTAACTACAATTTTACTGCCTTCACCAATACGAGTCAACAACATCTTCATTTGATTAGGTGTTGCATTTTGCATTTCATCAGCAATAATCATACTGCTCTTGAATGTTCGACCACGCATAAAAGCAAGTGGACAAATTTCAATTACTTGATTATCTACCATTTGCATTGTTTCACGTATTGAATAATATTCATGCAATACATCAAATAGTGGCTTTGTCCAAGGTTCCATCTTTTGGTTTAGATCGCCTGGTAGAAAACCATGCTTCTCACCTTCTACTCCCACTGCTGGACGTGTGAGGATTATTTTTTCAATCTCACGCTCTTTAAGTGCTTTTATTGCAGCTTGCATTGCCAATAGTGTTTTACCAGTACCTGCTGGACCGCTTGCGATTACGATAGAGACATCTGGATTTAGTAGTAGTTCAAGATAGCTTTCTTGATTTAAATTGCGAGGAATAATTTCAACTCGTCGTTTCTTTTCTGGTAGAAACTGTTCTATTTGGGTTATATTATTGTAGTTTCTGCTGTAGGACTGATTGTTTGAGTTCATGTTTTGATTTTGCTTCTGTCTACGCTTATTCTGCATTTTATATCCTTGTGTTGGTTGTAACACATAATTATTTAAGATTGTATTTTAACAATTATGTTGTAATCTTTGAACACGGTCTACAATCATAAATATCTCAAAGGTGTTGCTATGGATATAAAAGCAAATATTAAAGCAGTTAAAAACATTTACATGAGCGATGCTGCTGTATCTATGCTCTGCGATTTCGAACGTGTATTAGATAACATGGATTTTTATACGTTTCCAAATTGGCGTATTGGTGAACTTGTAGAAGGTCCAATTATCTCTCGTTATTGGGTAAAGTGCACATTTATGTGGCCTCTAGATCGTATGCCTGATCCTGCTGCCGCAAAGCGTCTTCTACCATATGGTGCAAAGATTAATTACAAAAAAGAAAAAGTTCAGATGCCTATTGCTATACGCAGTCCACAAGACATTCGTCCAGGCAGTCATAAAGGCAAACTTGTAGATTTTCCAATTTGGGTCGTTGAGATGATGCTACCAAAGAAATTGATGAGTGATATTAAACAAGGTTATGTTGACATTGCTGGTGAAGAAGTTGATTTAGCTGATTTGCAAAACAGCATTGAAAAAGGTTTAACTGATCAAGGCACAACTAACAAAGAACAACAACAGCCACAACCACAAGCACAGGAGCCAGAACTCAATGTCTAATCGTATTGATGAAGGTTTGAGAATGGGTGACCTTAACTATCTTGTCAGTGATACTATTCATATTGATGAGTATAATAGTAAAATGGGACAAGCAAGTGATGTTGTTACGCTAAGTTTTAAAATTCGTGATATTATGCCAGCCAATGACCTTGTATCTTTCTTAGAAAATGGTTATGATTTTGTGTTGGACGCTGATGTAAGCACAGGTGAAGTTAGCGATAATGATCGCCTTGTATTTGTTGAAATGCAACGTCGTCCAAATATTTTCAAATATATTAGTGAAATGTTATCAGACTTAGATCATCTTACTGGCATTGAACGTGATAAATGGAAATTCCGTTGGTATAAGAGCGGCGACTATATGCCAATGAATGAAGAAAATTTTGATAAAGTAGTTCCATTGACTGCTGACAAATATGATGAAAGCATCAAGAATTTTACCAAAATAAAAAAAGAATCGCAACAATTAAATAAAGACATAAGTGATATCAAGAGACTTAGTGGGATCGTCTAATGTTTGGTTTTTCAATCTATAAAATAATGGCAGTGGTTTTAATAATCGGTGCAGTAGTAGGTTACTTCAAGTATACACAGGATGAACTAGCAAGATTGAATCAGGAAGTAGCAAGCAAAGACTTTGCTCTTAAGACTACTACTGCAACATTAGAAAAAACACAAGCAGATTTAAAAGAACAGCAAGCGGTTTCACAAAAAACATTTGATGATTATCAAGCTGCTCGCAATGAAGTGCAAGATATTCAAGATAAATTCACAAAGAATAATCGTGACCTTGGCGCATTTGCTGCTGCAAAACCAGCCGAAGTTAAGAAGCGTATGAATGATGCAACGGCCAAGTCATTCCGCTGTATTGAAGATACAATCAATAAAGGTATAACCAATGCTCAAGGTTGCTAAATTAATTCCCCTATGTCTATTACTCGCTGCTTGCCAAACTACTGGAACAACAGCAGTTGTTACTGTTGAACGCCCAACTCTTGTGCTGCCAAGCGTAGACCAAGTTAAGTTGAACGATGTTGAATGGCACGTGGTAAATAAAGCAGCAAAACCAGGAAGTGAAGATCACATTGACACGGCATTTGGAAAAGCACATAGCGAAAGCCTTTTCGCCATTAGTCCAAGAGATTACGAAGACATGGCAATTAACCAAGCCAACCTTGTTAAAGTCATTAGACAATATCAAGCACAAATTAACGCATACAAACAGTACTACGATAGCCAAGCCTCTACTAGTGGCACAACTAAATCAGGAAGCACCAGTGGCAGCACCAAGTGATGATGATGAGCCAATTGGCCCTCGCCGCATGGCAGATGATGAGCGTCCAGAAGATGCACAGTTAAAAACTGCTGCGCCAACAGTTGAAGTTGCTGCACCACAAGTTTCACAATCAAATGATATAGAACTTCGCAAGTTAATGCTTGAAGAAATGAAGTTTCATCTTGAAGAACGCAAAGAAGTTCACAAGATGCTCATTGAAGACCGTCGTGAAGATCAAAAAGAAGATGAGATTCGCTATGAGCGTGAACTTGTAGCCAAAGAAGAAACTAAGAAAAAAGATAAAGAAAGCGAACATTGGATGAAGTCATATTGGCGTCCTGCAATGGGATGGCTTTATATGATTATCTGCGCATTTGACTTTATTATTGCACCAATGTTAACAATGGCAATGCCACTATTCTTAAAGTATCTTGGTTCAACAACAGTTCAATATGCTCAGTGGCAAAGCCTTACGCTACAGAATGGTGGACTAATCCATCTTGCATTTGGTGCTATTCTTGGTATCACCGCTTATGGCAGAACACAAGAAAAAACAGCAGCAGCCAAAGCAGCACCTACGCCTACCAATGTTGGATAATTCTTGACAGATAACCTCTATTATGGCATAATTACCATATGAGTCATTATCAAACACTTGGTGTAGCAGAAACGGCTAGCCCCGAAGAATTAAAAGCGGCATTTAGAAGCCTTGCTAAGCAACATCATCCTGATATGGGCGGTGATCAGGCAAAGTTTCAACAGATTAATGAAGCATATAGCACACTAAGTGATCCAAACTCTCGTGCACACTATGACCATACTTTAAGAAACCCACAACCACAATTTAATCACAATCCATATGCTCAAGCCCAACATCGTGAGTTTCACTTTAACTTTGGTGGCGGAGCGGACCCAATGTCTGCTTTCCATGAACAGTTCTTTAATCAATTTGGATTTAATGTTCGTCAACCTGCAAGAAATCGTAATATTCGTGTAAACATTGATTTAAATTTCTTAGAAACACTTAATCCACAAACAAAAGTTATTGAATTTAGAACCGCAAATAGCATTGATACATTACAATTACAGATTCCTGCTGGTGTTGAAAATGGCAATGTATTCACGATTGCTGGTCGTGGTGATGATTCAAATACTGCTATTCCCCGTGGTAACTTAGAAGTTCAAATTAATGTTCAGGGGCATAATCGTTTTTTCCGCAATGGAGAAAATATTATAGAAGATATTACTATTGATTGTTTTCAGGCAATAATGGGATGCAATATACCTATCTCCTTACCAAGCGGCAAATCAATAGAACTTAACATTCCACGTGGAACACAGCATCAAAGTCAGTTCGGTATAACGGACGAAGGGTTTCCTAGACAGAACGGAACTCGTGGCAAGTATATTGCAAAGATTAGTGTTCTAATTCCATCTGCACTTACCGCACAACAACTTGATTTAATTACAGAAATACAAAAGATTAAACCAATAAACACTTGACTTAAATAGAAAAGGTGCTATATTAGTATTATGACACAGTTTAATAGCAATAACGACCTTGAAAAAATTGTTAAAGTAGCCAAGCAATTTGCTGCTGAAAACCAACATCAATACTTTACAGTAGAACATCTACTGTATTCTATGCTGCATGAGAAAGGATTCATGCGTGTATTACAATCTACGGGCGTGGATGTAGAAAATCTTGTTAAAGAGTTAGAAGATTATATCTTTGACAATTATCCACAAAGCAATTCAGACAGTGAACCAAAGAAAACCCAAAGTCTTGAGCGAGTCTTTAACCGTGCGTTTACGCAAGTAATTCTACTTGGTCGCCAAACTATTCATATCAGTGATCTTTATCTTTCAATTACTAAAGAAGCACATAGTCACGCAGCATATTATCTTAAGAAATATGGAGTAGAACCTGAAAAGGTTATTACAGCATATAATAAAGAAAAGGGTAAGAAATCAATTGGGCAAGCTGCCAATGCGCTTGAAGAACATTGCACTAACCTAAATGAAATGGTTCGCAATGGCAAAATTGAAGCAGTAATTGGTCGCACCACTGAACTTGCTGATATGACACAAATTCTTGCTCGTAAGAATAAGTGCAATGTGTTGCTTGTAGGTGATTCTGGCGTGGGTAAGACTGCTATTGCCGAAGGTCTTGCATATAACATTGTTAATGGTGATGTTCCAAAGTTCCTTAAAGACCATGAAGTCTATAGTCTAAACATTGGTTCACTATTGGCTGGCACAAAGTATCGTGGTGACTTTGAAGAAAAGTTACAAGAGATTATTTCGGCAGCTACTGAACTTGGCAATATCATTTTGTTTATTGACGAAGCACATCAGATGCGTGGTGCTGGCAGTGGCAGCAACAGTGCGGTAGATTTCTCTAATATGTTGAAGCCAGCACTTGCTCGTGGTGACTTTAAGGTTATTGCATCCACTACTTGGGAAGAATATACTCAGCAGTTTGAAAAAGACCGTGCGCTTATGCGTCGTTTCAACCGTGTTGCTATTGATGAACCAAGCATTGCGGATTGTAAAACTATTCTTCTTGGCATTAAAGAAAGTTATGAAACCTTCCACAATGTTAAGATTACCGATGCTGCTATTAGTGAAGCAGTAGAATTGAGTGCTCGTTATCAGGCAGACAAGAAACTGCCAGATAAGGCTATTGACCTTATTGATAGTGCCGCAGCATTACGCCGCACCAAGGCACGTGGCTCACGCACTATTGATGTTGCACAAATTCGTCGTGAACTTTCTCGTATCACTGGTATTCCAGAAGCACAGTTAGGTGCAGAGAACACACAAAAGATTATGCCTAATATTGGTGCCGAGATCAAGGCAGTTGTATATAACCAAGATACCGCAGTTGACAAGGTGTTAGACCGTGTATGGGTATCACAGGCTGGTCTAAAGGCTGATAATAAGCCTGTTGGTTCATTCCTGTTCCTTGGACCTACTGGCACAGGTAAAACAGAACTTGCAAAGCAATTAGCAGATCGTTTAAGCATGAAACTGCTGCGCTTTGATATGAGTGAATATCAAGAGCGTCATTCTATCTCACGCCTTATCGGTGCGCCGCCTGGCTATGTTGGATATGAAGATGCTAACCTTGCTGGTGGCTTGCTCATCAGTGAGATCGCCAAGAACCCACACTGCATCATTCTCTTTGACGAGATTGAAAAGGCACATCCTGATGTTTCACAGGTGTTGCTGCAAGTAATGGACGAAGGTTTCATCACTGGAACCAATGGCAAGCGAGCAGATTGTCGCCAAAGTATCCTTATTATGACCAGTAATTTGGGTGCTGCTGATAGCGAACGCAATGTTATTGGTTTTGGTGGCGGAACAAATGTAGACGCAGTTGATGCTGCTGTTAAAGAATACTTCCGTCCAGAGTTCCGCAATCGTGTTGATGCGATTGTTACATTCAACAAACTTGATACGGCTACTATTCGTAAGGTTGCAGAGAAGTTCATTCGTGAACTTAATGAACAACTTGCCCTAAAGAATACATCAGTATCACTTACTGATTCTGCGTGGAATTGGTTATGCAAAACGGGTTATACTCCAAGTCTTGGTGCCAGACCAATGCATCGCACAATTCACGAACATATTAAAGTTCCGCTAGCAAAGAAAATACTGTTTGACAAGACAGAAAATCATGCTAGTATTAAGGTAGACCTAAATGTTGACAAGTTGGAATTGGTAGCGCAAGATGACCGAGATAGCAGAACTAACGCTGATTGAATACCGTGATCGGTTTAGAGACCATTTGTTTAAGTGGCGTGTAAATACCGAAAACAAACTGTGGTATGGCAAGTATCACTTTCGTGTAGAATTAGCAATTCCAAGAGATTGGGATATCCGTGAAAATATGCGAAAAGTTTTAAAAACCCTTGATCCAGACTGTCGGCTTCGTAAAGAATCATACTTGCGTTTCTTTACCAATAGCACGACAGCACTTGATGCAATTCTTGATGATCCATCACTGCTTGCCGCAGTCAAAGGATTTACCACAAGCAATGATCAGTATATTTCAGCGATAAAAAACCTTGACAATATTGCTGTCGATGTTAAACTGGTAAGTGAGATAAAGTATAATCCAGATATTCCTTATCAAGTTGACTTTGAAACTTATTGGGGTTGGATAGGTGGTGGACAAGGTAGTAGCAAACAATCACAAAGACAAAACTTGCTTGAATTGTATGAGTTTGTTAAAAACAACAAAGATGATTTGTCAATATCATTTGAATTAGACCGTTGGTGTTCTCGTGCTATGATAGGACTTGATAATCATTATTATTATGGTAGTGTTCGTGTATTCTGCAGAAGTGCAGACAATATTCCACTGTTGTATATGTTATTTCAAGATGGAATTAAAAAAGTCTATAAGTTAGTAAAGAAAGAGAGTAAAGCGTAATGAATATTGAATTAGCAACAGCCCTTATCAATCGTGGTGTCGTGAATAGCAAGACTCGTATTCTAGCACGTTGTCCTGTAGCAGCCTTTGGTGGTATGCCAACGGAAAAGCTGCTATTCCTTAATGTAGATAGAATTGTCAGCGATGAAGGCACAATGAAGTTTATTTCTTCACATCGCAGTGGTCGCAAGTTTAGTGTTCCTATTGATAAGATTGATGAGATTGATGGTATGGAACCTACACGTCTTGGTCTTGCTTATGATATTAAAGCAAATGGTGCTAACCGTGGTGGTGGCAAAAAGCGTGGACGCAAACCTAGAATAAATACTTTGGAGAATATCAATGGCACATCTATTTGAAGAATCAATTACAATTAAAGTATCACAACTAGTTGCAGACAATAAAACTGCTGACACAAAACTAGATCAGGATACAGTAGACCAGTTGGTTGCAGTTATTCAAGAACTCGCTGGCGACAAGTGTTTAGTAGAAGTGGAAAATAATGGCTAGTATCCCAACCGTAGTATTAAGTGCAATTAGTTTTGGACAGGCTTACCCTCCTTATGATGGTACTAGTACCACTTGGAGCAGTAACAAGTTCAAGGGCAATGGATACTATGGTTATACGGATGGTCTACACACCGTAAGTTATAAACTTACCGCATTTGTTGGTGTGTTAAAATTTCAGGCTACACTTGCTACTGATCCTGCAGAAGTAGATTGGTTTGACATAGATAGTACTAGCATTGGTAATGGCACAACTCCTGTCAGCGGAACTACATTTTATAACTTTACTGGCAATTTTGTATGGTGCCGTGCTCATATTACTAATTTTTCTGGCGGCAATATCAATCAAGTTCTTTACAATACATAAAAATTCTGTTACACTCTTTACTGTAGATATATAATAATATCTACACTTAACGGAAAGAGTCAATGACAGAAGAAATCAATCAACAACAAGCACCTATGGACTTTGGTCTACCACCAGAGGCATTAGAATTCCTACGCAAGCAACATATTCATTTTTGTCTACCAATGTATGGTGGTCTATGTAATGAAGCAACCTTTATTGCAATGATCAAGTTTGGTATCATTGCCGGTAAAATGGGACTCAACTACAGTATCGATACAATGGTTAACGAATCACTTATTACTCGTGGTCGTAATAACCTTGTTGCAAAGTTCTTGTTTAACCAAGCAGCAACACACTTAATGTTTATTGACGTTGACCTTGGATTTGATCCAGAGGCAATCATTCGTCTATTACTTGCCAACCAAGATGTTGTTGGTGGCGTTTATCCAATGAAACGTATTCCAATTCGTTATGTTATTAACACGGTACCAAATCCAGTTACTATGGGTGATTTGGTTGAAGTTAGCACACTTGGCACAGGCTTTATGATGGTAAAGCGTGGCGTGATTGAACAACTCATTAAACTTCATCCTGAATTAAAGTATCGTGATAATATCGGTATCGGTGCGCAGTATGAGCCACTTATGTATGGTCTCTTTGATACCATGATTGATAAGGATGATAACTACCTATCCGAAGATTGGACATTCTGCTATCTATGGCGCATGGCTGGCGGTAAGATTTTTGCTGATACAGGCATTAAACTTGACCATACTGGTTATCACAAGTATGAAGGTAATGTCGAAGAACTTAAACAGGTCTTGACAAACCAAGTTTCAAATGGTGGTCCACATCATCTTGATCCACAACAATCTGCTGCTGCCCCAACGCCACCAAGCGGAGCACCGCAGCCAATTAAATTGAAGTTGGGTAAGAAAAAAGGTTAACCCTATGGACAATGTGCTAGACACTGAATTAGTAGAATTTAAGATTGTGCTAGACAGTGTCTGGCACAATGATCCGCCCAAATACGAAGTTCTATTAAATGATGAATTAATAGATAGTGGTGTTGTCGTTGAAAAAGAAGAAAATGGTGAGGAGAAAATCATCACCTTTTCTTCTGAATTACCAGAAGGCAACCACGTAATCAAAATTAGATTACAAGACAAACAAAATAAACATACGCCTGTTGACGAAAACAACAATATACTTGCTGACCAATTGTTAAACATTAAGCAGATTGAAATAGACGAAATAGAATTAGACTATCTATTTTATTCATTAGGTGATTACCATCGTCAAATTGATACAATTGATGGTTCTGTTGTATTTGATGAAACACCTCTCCCTGACAAATATGTAAATATCGGTTGGAATGGCGAGTATCGTTTGAAGTTCTCTGTTCCTACATATATGTGGTTCTTAGAAAACCTATAAATATTTGATGTTCATAAATCAGATAATAAACGAAGCACCAAAGGTTGGACGTGCTTTCCAACACGTAGAAGATTTAGTATTGATTAATGGCAGCAGCGGTGCGCAAAATGCCATTTCTCGTCTCTCAACTCTTGCAAGTAATCCACAAATGGTAAGATGGAAATGGGACGGTAAGCCACAAGTATATTGGGGTCGTGAACCTGATGGCAAGTTCATCATGGTTGGTCACAATGGTTGGTTAAAACCAAATGAAAGTGGCAAGAGTCGTTCACCAGCAGAACTTGTAAAGTTTATTATGAGCACTGGCAATGTAGCACCTGATAAAGAAGATGAGCGTATGCGTTTTGCCAATGAATATGCCAGTCTATGGGCGTTATTTGAGGCAGCAACGCCGCAAGAATTTCGTGGTTATGTATACGGTGATTTATTGTTTATGCGCCGTCCGCCACTAGAAAATAATTCATACACATTTACACCAAACAATGTAACATATAGTGTTCCTGTAACCACTGAACTTGGACAACGTATTTCGAAAGCAACAGCAGCAGTAGTAGGACATGCTTTCTTTCCACAGTTTGGCATGGGTGACGATCAACAACAACCTATTGATGATTTTACCGCATTTAACAAGACACAAGGATTAATTGTGTTAGGTCCACGTTACGCAAGTCAACCTGTTAAAATTGACACAAAGAAACTACAAGACCTACAAAAGTATGTTGTAGCTAATAAAACTGCTATTGATAATTTCTTAAATGATGAACGACTTGCGGCAATGAAAATGGCAGGTTTCAAAGGTGTTCTATATAACTTTAATAACCAAATGGCAAAGAGTGGCAGAACCGCTGATCTTGCAAGTGAGTTTACTAATTGGTTAAGTAGCGGTAGCAAACAAAGTGCGCCGATGCAACAGAAGATTACGGATTGGATTGCGCAAAATCAAAAAGGTTTTATTGCAACCTTTGCGGTGCTAGAAAATCTACGCAGCGTTAAGAATCAAATTATTGATCAGTTGGATAGCGAAGGTGGCGATATCCAACAAACTACTAAGGGTCAAAAGGGTGGTGAAGGTTATGTCAACTATGGCGAACCTAATATTAAACTTGTGCCTCGCCATCGTTGGACACCAAATTAACCACACTCCAGTATACAGATAAATATTTTATCTGGATTGTATAATGACCTTAAGCCACCGCACCATCTTCAATGAAGCACCAAATCCTCATGTTGCATTTGCATTTGGGAGATTAAATCCTCCACATTATGGTCACGAAGGTGTAATCAATACTCTTGCTAGCGTGGCAAAGAAAGGCAGTTGGGCGTTATTTTTAAGTAAAAGCCAAGATGCAAAAAAGAATCCGCTTACATATGATCAAAAGTTAAAGTGGGTTAAAACTTTATATCCACAAGTGCAAGGTCATCTTGTTGAAGACCCTAGTATTAAAACATTTCTTCAAGCAGCAGTATATTTGTATAATAAAGGGTTTCGTTCGGCTACCTTTGTTGCTGGTGAAGATGATATGGCAAGTATGCGTCCAGTGTTGGAGAGATACAATGGCGTAGAAAGCAGTCACGGCATGTATAAGTTTGAACCATTTTCATTCATGGAAAGTCCACGTTTAACAAGTGCTACCAATGCTCGCAAAGCAGTTACAGATAATGATCCAGAAGCATTTGAACGTGCTACAAGAGTAAAGCCAAACATTATGGTAGATGGCAAGAACCTATTTCAAACTGTTCGCATTGGCATGGGTCTTGGTGAAAGTATGGAAGAAAGTGTTATTACCGAGAGTGTTATTGCCAAAAACCTATCAGTAGAACAACTTGCACACATTAGCGATAAGGCGTTGGACGATGCATATCATTATGGGTTATCTACACCAGGTGCTAACTTTGGTTGGTTAGCAAATATTGAAAGTGCAACCGCTGCCAAGCGTATGATTGATAGTGGTATTACCGATGTAGATGCAATTGCCAACGCTATCCACGATGGTTGGAACAAGACCGCAATGGCTGATTATATGGGCAAGTTGCAGTTAGATGCGCCTACAATTCCCGATAAGAAAAAGAAGCGTTATGCACTTGCCCAACAAACTTATGGTCAGTTGCCAGAAGTAGAAAAAGAAAAAGACCGTGTAGTTGCTCGTGCTATGTTGAAGGCAATGGGTATCGTTACCGAAGCGCCAGGTATTGGTGGCGATTGGGGCGATAATCCTAAACTTGTAAAGCGTGGTAGAGCACCGTATAAACCAAACATAGACAATACCTATTATGGTTCTACGCACGGAGTTGATCTTGACCTATACGGTTTACCAAAGTATGAATTAGACGAAGACCTAACACCAGACCAATGGGCAGAGTTGCGCATTGCTGATCCAAAAGCCTATATGGGCAATAAGGATTATACTAATCGTCGTTGGTGGACTCTACAGTTTAAGAAGGCTCGTGCTGCTGCTCGTGAGAAGGGTGCGCAACGCTTTGAGTTCCCACCAGGTTCCAAGAACAGTTATATGGTTGCACCTGACTTGGCAAACGAAGATACTGATCAACCAGATAGCAGCAACAATTCTGTTCGTAATCAGTTGAATGCTTGGATGGATCAAGACCAAAAAATTAAAAACCCAACACAGCGGTTGTCACTGCAGAATAAGGCTTGGCAATATATTACCAAAAATATGGATGCCATCCTTGCTGACAAAGGTGCGGATGGTAAGGGAAGTTATCCTGCG